TCCCTAAAATAGAATTGAGGGTTACGAACAACGGGCATACCTTCCCCTTTCTTGCCAGAATTAGTCTTCAAAAAACGACCCTCCTTCGAGCCGATGGAGGGATTCGAACCCCCGACCAGCTGATTACAAATCAGCTGCTCTGGCCAACTGAGCTACATCGGCATGGCTTTCGGGGTGACAAAAATAGCGATAAAATCTTAATGTGCAAAAAATAAGCGCAAAAAAACGTCGGTTAATAGATACCACGCTCCCATCTGCCATTCCTTGATTTTGTTGGAGTTCTCAATCCGGTATATGCCAAATATCGATATAGTGTACCCCTTGCAATTTTCAATTTCTTAGCTATCTGCGGAACGCTTATCCCTTTTGCCATTTGACCCTCTATGTATTTGTGCTTTGCCACACATTTTGCGTTCAACTGCTTATTGCGTTGACCTTGACCTCTACCGACTTGATGTCCTTCCTTTTTTAACCGAGCAAGGGCTTCTTTTGTCCGCTGAGAAATCAAGTTACGTTCTATTTCTGCGGATAGTCCGAAAGCAAAAGCAAGTACTTTGCTTTGAATGTCATCGCCAAGACGGTAATTATCTTTAATCGTCCAAACGCGACTCTCTTTTGTCATACAGATATTGAGTATTTCCATAATCATAAAGAGGTTGCGTCCAAGACGAGATAACTCTGTACAGATTATCAAATCATCTTTGACAATTCGGTTTAGAAGCTTGCCGAGTGCCCGTTTAGAATAGTTCTTTGTACCAGAGATAGTTTCTTCTATCCAGCCATCTATCGTCAATCCTTCTTTTTTGCAGAAACGCTCTATCTCAAAACGTTGGTTTTCCACCGTCTGCTTGTCGGTGGAAACGCGAATATATCCGTAAATCATAACAATGCTTCTAAAAGTTCCACACCCGCATCGCCATAATGATTGCGAACTATCTCTATTATTGAGCTATCCTCGTACTCATCAGGATAGAGTTTATGTAATTCATCATCCAACTTAACCATATCCAAAACGACATATCCGCATGCTATAGACATCAGACTGTCGCCCTCTATGGCCAAGTCAGGGAACACACGACGCCTTATCTCATTAAACTTGCTGATTTCACTAAACTTAAATCTATTCATATCAGTTGACTTTTACACCAGCCCAAACCCGCCTATACCGGAAAACAACGATGCGTGCGTCATAATTCACTATCTTCTATATTCGGCCGCAGGCCCGTATCCGTAGCCGTTTCGTGAATCGTCACCAGCCCTTCCTCCGCCATCTCCTGTACGACCGCCCGAAAGAACTACTGGCCAACAGTACGTATGAGTACCTTGTCGCCGTTTTCGGTGTATATGTAGTGGCATTTCATTTGGGGCTTTTCTTGTCGAGTTTGATTTTCAGCCGTTGGAAGTTTCGCAGTTCACGAATAGCCCCGTCAATAGCTATCCCCAATTCTTTGGGGTTGGGCATCGGGAGGTCAGCCCCTCGCCGCCACTTTTGGTAGTTGTGCAGATACTTGATGATTTCTTTCACTTTCATAATTCGATGATTTATAGTGCGTTTTTTTTATTTGCGTTTCGTTTTGGCTATGCAGCCGCCCGAATCGGCTTGATGTCCTCCTCAATCAGTCGAGCGCAAAGAGCCTCGCAGAGAACCCGTGCCATATTGACTTCCACGGCGTTACCGATGAATTTCTTTTGGTCGGCCTGTGTCCCGACGAGAACATAGTCGGAGGGGAAACCCATAATCCGTTTCAATTCCGGTATGCGGAGCATTCGCATTTTGATGTCGATAATGCCGTACAATGCCATAAATTGTTTGATTTTTACCATTGCGGGGCTGTCGTCCGGTTCGATAACGATAGCCATTTCGCCCTGTTCTGTCTGAATGAGGTACGGAGGCATTTTATCCATACGAGCGATGAGCGTAAAACATGGGCTATCGACTGAACCTCCTGCGGATTGGAATTGCGGGTTCATCAGGTAGTGCCATTTCCGGTTTGCCGTTACTGTCTGTGCCGGTTCGTCGATGCTGCTCCCTGTGTTTTTGAAACTCGTGTTCATTATCCACGGTTTGCAGGTAACGAGTTGGTGTTTGGGGTTGGTGGTAACGGTCGGAGCGGGTGTTTCGATGTCGCAGGGTGTCCCGTTCCCGTACTGCATATCAACAAATGCGAGCCGGTCTTTCGTCGTCAGTGTCGGAGCGGGTTCGTCGATGCTGTGGTTGTGCCCGTTGCCATAGTAGGCCGTGATGAACGAGTGGTGGTCTCTTGTGGTTATTGCTCCTGCCGGTTCCTCTACCGATACACTCTTGCCCTCCGGACTACCGCCATAATACTTGGAAAGGAAATTCACCTGTGCCACGCCGAGCCGACTTTGCGTTGCAACAGTCGGACACGGCTCGTCAATGCCCGGAGCATGGTATTTACCTGCTCGGCTCATGCTGTTCCATTTTACCATGAATGCCTCCTTGCCGCCCGCAACGAACTTTATCAGTCCCGCATATATCCGTTCCAGCGTCGCATCGACGAGCGGTTTTTTGCGTCCGAAGATGCTTTCTCCCTCGTCCGAAAAGTCCAACACCTCCCGCACGGGTTTCCAGCGGTGTAATCGGCCGAACAGCCCAGCCGCTCCCTCTTTGCTGTGCGTCGGTTCGGGAAACACAATCGGGAGGCTCCCTTTTGCGAAGATGCCGAAGAACCGGCGACGGGAGGTGTACGCCCCATAGTCGGCAGAGTTGAGTATGCGATGAACAAACCGGTAACCATACCCGCAGACGTTCGCCACCCATTGTTGGTACAATCGCCCTGCGTCCTTGCTTATCGGTTTGCCGTTTTCGTCGAGGTCGCCCCAGCTCATAAACTCCTCGACGTTCTCAATCTGAATGTAGTCGGGATTGATAGCCTCGATATAGCGGAACAGGTGTTCGGCCAGCGTCCGGCTGTCGGCATCACGGGGCTGCCCACCTTTGGCCTTGCTGAAATTCGTACATTCGAGGCTCGCCCATAATACAACGAATGCGTCGGGATAGAGTTTCCGCATTTTGGCAATATGGGCTATCAACGGGGAGAGTTCCAGCGTCCGAATATCCTCCGTGAAGTGCATAGCGTCGGGGTGGTTGGCGGCGTGTGAGGCTATGGCGTTGGCGTCATGGTTTACGCATCCGATGACCTTTGCACATTGCCGGCCTTCGTACCGAGCGTTCTCAACGCCAGTAGAGGTTCCGCCCGCCCCGCAGAATAAGTCGATATAGAGCAGTTTCATGGGCGTCATTTTTTAGGGTTAAAACCGAGTCCGGTCATTTCGTCGAAAACAGCCGCCACAACGTCGGTTAATAGATACCACGCTCCCATCTGCCATTCCTTGATTTTGTTGGAGTTCTCAATCCGGTATATGCCAAATATCGATATAGTGTACCCCTTGCAATTTTCAATTTCTTAGCTATCTGCGGAACGCTTATCCCTTTTGCTCAAACTCATAAACTATTACCCAAGGATTATTATCCCACGTCCCTTTGCCGGAAACCTTGTCGATGAGGGAGGCAAAGGCGGCGCGGGGACTGTCAAAATCAAAATAAAAACCTTCTTCTCTATCCGGTCTTTCGAAATAATACACTCCGAGTTCTTCGATGTACTGCACGCCCTCTCTGAGACACTCGCTATCCGAAATATCCTGCAACCGCTCGCAGCGGACATCCGTTATGCGAATTTGGTGAGGCATAAGTTCTGCTTTGGAGAACATCTTATTCTTCCAGCCGGGCAGATTTGGTATGGCTTCCAATTTGCATCCATATGCCTTTGAAAGCTGAAGCAAGAACGTATTTACGTCTGGATGCTTGTCAGATATGGATTTATAACTTTGCGCCACGGCTACGATATCGCCAAGTTTATATTTAGTATTATAGTAATAGCCCGCTTCAAACCATCTTACGCCGTTGCCACAATACTTGCAATATATACCGCCTGTATCTCGCTCTACCTCCAAAGCCATAGGCTCATCCGACCAATAAGCCCCCCAGTAATTTTTGTGATTGGCGGTGCAATCCTCCGGCATTGGATTAATTAACCGCCTCGTCATGGTTTTCCGCCCATCGATAACCGCTTGCGTGAGGCCGTAACGGTCGTTAAACATTATCTTTTTCATAGTTTCACCTTACCGCATTCGGGGCATACCCATTCGCGGTCGCTAAGTTTCAATTCTCTGTTCACATATCCACACTCACAAGTCTTTGAGGACGGATAGAATCGGACTATCTTGTAACGCAGTCCTTCTGTATTTGGCTTTCTATGTGTCGCATTTAACCTTTGTTTTATACCAAATCTTATGTTTTTTACACGCTATCGCATTGCGACTTTTTATCACGTTCTGTAACTTGCAATGGTCGTTATTGCTGGTTGCATCTCGTTCAAGGTATATGCAACTCCAACAATGTCTTTTTTTGCTTTGTCCCATAAATTTTATTCTTTTTCGTTTGACATACTCCCACGACTAAAGCGCGTGGGTTATCTGCGGTAACTTTCATTTTCAAACGAAATTCGGTCGAACATCTCCTCAAACCGGTCGGTTATCCTTGCCCCATAGCGCTGCTCGATTCCCTCATCATCCAGATTGCTCGTGATGATGGTGGGCTGCATCCTGTCGTACCGCCGGAATATCGCGTCGGCCACCGGCGTTGCCTCCGTGCCGTAGTGCTTCACGGTTGCCGGTTCACAGCCCATATCGTCGATGATGAGCATAGGCGCATCCACGATTTCCGCATAACGGCTGTCCGTTACCGGAATCCCGGCCAAATGCACGGCGGATACTTCCGTAGCAAGCGGCACGTTTCGGACTATCCGTTCGGCCTCCAGCCCCTCCTTCTCGGTCAATCGCCAAAGTCCGTAGGCCAGCTGCTCCTCTGCAGCTCCGCGCACGGTGAGCAGAAAAAGCCTCATTGCCTTTGCCAGCGTCGTCTTGCCGTTTCCCAAGCCTCCGTAAAGGAGCAGCCCGGGCCTGTCGCTCCCGGTAAACCACTGGGCCGCCTGCCGGATGTGCGCCGCAGTAGCCTCGTCCCGGAGGAACTCCCTGCTCCGGCCGGAAACGACCGCCGAATACGCCGCCGTAAGGCCTCCTATCACCTGTACTGCCGAAAAAGGCAGCCTATAGCGTGCTCCGACGTTTTTCCGGACGCCCAACTGTTTTAGTGTCTGTTCGTAAAGATTCATGCTCTTTTTCTCTTTTGGCGCAATTTTTCTCTTTTTCCCTTCGTGCCCAAGTGCTTAGGCGTATACCGAGCTCCCAAGTCGGCTGCAGTTCGTACCGCATTTTCGTCCCTGAGCGGTTCAGCTCTGCCCAGTACGCATAGAAGTCGCGTATCATCTCCCGGCCATAGGTGGCCACGTAGGGAACCAAAGAATCGTGAAAAACCTTTTTCCTGTCGTTCGTAGCGGCGGTAGCCGCGTCTTTCTTTCCTCCTACACCGTCAGGTGTAGGAGTTTCTTTTATTTCTTTCTTTAATTCTTTCTTTTTGGTTCGCGTCTGGTTCGCATCTGGTTCGCGATTGGTCCGGTTTGCGATTCGCGATTGGTCCGCAGACCACGGTAAACTGCTGTCAATAATATTATTATGCGGTTCGGTTCGCGGTTCGTCGCTGGTTTTTTCGCCGGTATGCCTGTCTGTAACCAAGGGATTGTAAGTATCATAATTACACAATCTTATAACGGTCTGGCCGTGCTCCTTTCTCGTTTCTATCATTCCCTGCGATTTAAGCATATCCAGAAACCGAGTCACTTTGCCTGCACTCCATCTCCAGCGATTCTCGAGAAATCTTCTGCTCGCGGCAAGTTCTCCCCTTCGGCTCTCTATCGCCCGTCCATCGAGTATGATGACCCGTTCCTCTATTCCCGCAGCTTGTATCAAATCAAGCCACGCTTCGGCACGTGAATACTCACGGGGTTCGACCCATAAGGGATTTGCGAAAAACCGCCTGCTAAGCATGATGTAACCTTTATTCTCCATATCTCACCGTATCCCATAAACCAACATCGCCGCATCCCGGCCATGCGAAGAAGTAATACCAGCATATCCCGTAACCGTCCGGAATTGTTCGGGCGACAGTTTCGTGCGGTTCCGTTCGGGCGCCACAAATTCGGCCGTAACGCCATTCTCCCGGCACCAGTCCTCCCACACCGTCGCATCCCGGCACACGCTTCCCGCCCCTTTCAGCCGCTCGCGGCCCGTGGCACCGAACCACCGCCGCTGCCGGGCGTCCTCTATCCGCAGCCGTACCGGCCCCTGCCGCATGTACCCGCGAACCAGCTCCATGGCCTGCGTAATCGTTACCGTGCGCACCGCCACCAGCCGCTGTCCGTCCCATGCGGCAAAACCGGTATGCCGTCCTGTATCAATTCCTATCCAAATCATCGCCTATGCCGTTACATGTAAATAGCCTGTCGCGCCGTCTCTTTCTCGATGACGCGCAGAAAATCCGCCTCATCCGGTGCGGGAAGGTAGATGCCGCACTCCTTGGAAGACCACGCCCGGAACCGCTCTATGGCCGTTGTCAATTCCGCCGTCGTCACGTCCCGCGTACTGCGAAGCCGCTCCACCTCGCCCAGAAAGCGGTCGGGGCGGCGGACGCAGAACAAATCCGCGTTGCACAACCGCTTGAAGTACGCCTCCTTGACGAATTCCAATGTGTCTCCGTACTCCAGCGCGAACCACCCTAAAAGCAGGTGGAGATACTTATTCTGGCTCAGCGTGCGGGGGCGACGTTCGGAAAGTTCCACCCGTGCCCCGGCCCGTTCCAACGCCGCGCACCGCGTGCTGAAGCGCCGCATGTCCGTATCATCGCTCAGGTCGTACAACATCGCAGACCGTTAAAATGGAAGGTCGTCGTAAGTGCTGCTCCCGCCCTTGCCGTTGTTCTGCCGCGGGTACCTGTCGCCGTTGTTCTGGCCGGAGTATTTGCCGCCATTCTGAGTGTCGTCCTGTTCGTCGAACACCTGTACCGTGCCGTCCCATGCCCCGGTGGGGATGGCGTCGATTCTCAGAAATTCCGCGCCCGAATCCAGATAGAACGCCTTGCCTATCGTCTGCCACCGCGTCCGCTTCTGCCCGTCGCTCGTCGTATATTCGTGCGGCACGACTAAATTCCGCCTATTGACCACTCTTGCCATAACTGTCTATTTTATTCGCAAATTATTCCTTGTTTCGAGTCGGGCGCCGGGAACATCCTCTCCGCCCTTAATCGCCTGCGCTATCAGCTTTTTGTCTGCCGTGCGGGTGGTTTTCGTCACCACGTAATGCTCCGGCAGTGCCGCCTCGTCGTCGATGTGTACCGCGGTGGATGCATGCACGGAAAGAGCGTATTTGCCCGCGGCCAGACGCCTCACGTCCAGCGCCACGAATGCCTCCGCCAGCCGGCGGCGCAGTACATCGGCGCGACGCACGTAACTCTTGCGCAGCTTACTCAACCGCTCTTCCTCCGTGCGTATGGCCGCCACGTTTGCCTCCGCATCCAGTATCGAGGCCGCGTAATCCTCCGCACGCGCTTCCAGCTCCGAGGCATTAATTTGCAACTCCTCTTCCAGTTCCGGGGTCAGCTCCCCTTCTGCCGCCTCGATAGCATCGTTCAGACGCATCTGGGCGGCGGTGATGTTATACAATGATTTCATGATATTTTCTCCTGTATTTTTTTATATATATCGTAAATCCCTGCTACGTGCTGGAGTTCTTCTTTCGTTATCGTGTACGTATTTTCCAGCAGCCCGTATAAGCTGAACAGATGTCCGGACGCTGACGCTTCGCTCTCTTTCTTGGCTATCCACCGGCACAGCATGTCGCGGGATATTTCGTCGTCCAGCTTGGAGGCGATGAACACCGGACGAGGGGAACGAGTCGGGTGCACTGCCTGTGAGGGCTCAGTCTTGTCGCCCTCCTGCGCATCGCCCGGTCGGGCATCCACGTCGTCCTCGTCAGTCGGAATGTGGAAAAACTTCATCAGGAAGTACCGCTCCCCGTAGGTCATCGCACTGCCGGCACCCTTATCCCAGTCATTCTGGCCGTTGGCTGCCCATTCGCATACCTCACGCTCCCCGCTCTCTGTATCTATCCACGTGAAGCGCATGCGCAGACACGTGTGCATCTCAGCTTTCGGCCGCGCGTCCCTGCCTACCGTATAGTCCGTGCGCGTGTTCGTCACTTCGAGGATTTCAGACTTGAGCAACAGTCCCAGCTCGTCCATTTTCGGGCGAACGACGCCCAGCAGCTTTGCCCCGGAAACATAGCGGTAGTTCCCCGTACCGCCCGTGCTGTCCGGAAGCAGCCCACGTACCGATTGCTGTAGCTCAAGCAACTTACCCAATAGCTTTACGTTTTCCATAACTACTATTTTTTGATTAAAAACCTTTATTTTACGCCAGCCCGAACTTCACGCGGATAACATGCGCTATGGCCAGATATTCGCGGGCATACTGACTATCGCCGTGCGTATGCCGTACTTTCGCCTCGAAAGCCTCTATATCGCCGTGGAAACAGCCGCATGTTATTTCGACACCGCCGTCCGACGTGCGGTAAGCGTGCGTATGCCTGCCTATGCTGCCGAATACGTCGAATCCGCAGTGGTCGTCATTGCCGTACACCCGCGCATTGCCGGACACCCACGCATTGCCGTACACCCGCGCATTGCCGGACACCCACGCATCGCCGTACACCTGCGCATTGTCGGACACCCGCGCATCGCCGTACACCCGCGCATTGCCGGACACCCGCGCATTGTCGGACACCCACGCATCGCCGTACACCCGCGCATCGCCGGACACCCACGCATTGTCGGACACCCACGCATTGTCGGACACCCACGCATTGCCGGATAGGTTGTCCTCTTTTTCGATGAATCCGCCCAAGTCGCCAGTTTTGGCCCATTTGCAGTCGCGCGTACAGCGTATGCGGTGGAGGGTCTTGCCGGCTACTTCTATCGTTTCATCGGTCAGCTCGAAATGTTTTTCCATTTTCCTGTATTTTAATAAACCTTTGAGGGGACGCGGGAGTCGAACCCGCCGCCGGTGTCGGACTGCCGGCCCACATGCCCCTTTCTACCTACAGCCGCTCGACGTCCTGTCTATGGAACTCGTTGGCATAGTTCCTCAACTTCTCGAGAATCTCCAGTTCGTCGGCATCGGCATTACCGGCATTTTTTATCCAACTTAAAAAATGAAAACACAACTGGACACGCAGCCGTCTGTCTGTGCGCGCCGCCAGGGAACCGCACCACAATGGGAGGCACGACAAATCCAGGTCGGCGTCGCGCAGGTTGGCGTCGCGCAGGTCTTTAGACACGACCAAATCCCTTAAATTATCGTCCATACTTTTTATATTTGTATATATACCTTGATTACAGGGACAAAGATAAAGCGTTGATTTGAATTTTGCAAACAATTTTTCAAAAAAAAGATGCCTGCTACCTATTAATTAATTGATAATTAAGACTATCTTAAAAAACCCGGCGCGGCTCCCGCGTGGCCGGGGCTAAACTAAAATCACAAACAATATGAAGTACCTAATCGAAATAGTCCTCAGCTCCATCTACCTGCGTCGGGTCGAAGTCGCAGACAGCTACGGGCCATTGCAAGAAGACGCGCTCGTCCCTGTACGCTTCCAGCGCCGCGGGCATTTGTCGGCATTCCCAGGAATCGAGGCGGACAACGCCGCGCCATGGCGGGCCATCGAAATACGAAGCCTCCGGGCCGTCGTCCTCTGTGTCGCAAAAGACCTCCACCGTGCCCTGGAGCAGCACCAGCCGCTCCTCCGACCTACCCGCCGCATCGGGCACCGCGAAGAACTCGGCAAAGGGGTATGCACCCTCGCGCCGCAGGCCGTACCGGAACCTCCTCTCGTCCGTCCGCTGCAGCAGCTCGTCGATAATCTCCCGGTAGTCCGATGACGTGAAGTCGCGACCCGAAAACCGAGGAGGTATCTGAGACGATACGGATACGTTGTTACTATTGTTCGCAGTCATTGTTCTTTAATATTAAAGAATTCTTAAACAGCCTTTTTGCCCGATATACGAGTACCCCGAATATTAGGAAATCGGTGCTAGTGCCACACACTACCAGTTCATCGCCGTCCTTACGCACGAGCGGGAGCGTGACCTTTAACAAAAACACCCGTTGCCCTTCATTATACTTCGGTGTGCCGACGTAAATATTTCTTTCCATTGGGAAATGTGTTTGTTTGAGAGTGCAGCAGGATTTGCACCTGCGAACGCCTGCTTACGGTAATCGTCTTTTACACAGGCTACATGCTGCTCGCCTTGTCGGGCATAATTACCACATGGATATAGCGTGTACTCCCTCGCCTTGCACTCTTTGACTATTTAATCATAATCCTCCCACTCGACAGGAACAGTGGCGATGCGTATCAGACTTAACTCTCTGTACTCTCCGCTATTGACCGCATCATCGTAACTATCAAACAAATTACCGCTTTCGTATAACCTATTCCAATTCGGTGATAATCCGTTTTTCACGCTCGGATAATTCCAGGACGATGACCGTCGCTTGCTTCGCCGCCTGTTGCTTCGCCGCCTGTTGCTTCGCCGCCTGTTCGTAAGCCTCGATTTTTCGCGCCGTGGCCTTATCCGAAAGGAGATATCCGCCTCCATAAATACCTCCCCCTTTCTGGTTATCGAGTTTGTGGACCCTTCGACATTCTGACGCCCGCACCTCGAATTTGACGTAAGGGGCTATCTTGCCCAACAATGCGGCGGATACCACATTGTCCGGGTAAATGTATTTTGGCAAAAGTCGTCGCTTCGTTTTTGCGGCATTTTTGATGCGGGCGAGCAGGTCGGGCGCGGTCATAATACGAATGTCGCCGAAAAGGTTGCTGGCAAACGACGTATCGACGCATGCCCCGTTTTCGTATGTCACCCGAGCGTCGCACACTATGCTTGTCCAATTCATGCCGACCGGACCGAACAACGTTAGATGCGGCGCGAACAGAAAAAAGGATATGTTGCGAGACTGAAAAAAGCGGCACACCTGCGTAAATATCGAAAAGGGAGGATTATCGACCACCACGCAGCCGTCCGGATAATCGTAATGCTCGTAATCGCCGCCAGGCCAGAAGGGCCGCACGATTTCCCGTCCCTCGATATCGGCATTTTCCCGCAACCATCCAAGGACAGCATCGTAAACCGGCTGTGGCGTGTAGCAATCGTCCGTTGTCTTTCGGGGCTTGAATTTCTCCACAAAACCGTCATAATCCTCGTGTATCTCCCGCCTCGATTTACGGGCCATAACTGTATCCCGCCGCTGTTCATCGGCGAAAAGAGAACCTTGTATATTCACGTCGTTAACCATCGTAATGTCTTGTGTTTTTGGAGGGTGAGGCATGATTTGAACCTGCGACCTACGCTCGGATACGCGGGAATTGCGACCCTATGTTTCCCTATTTCCGTACCCTGCATCGCTCTAACCGCTGAGCTACGCACCCTGAATGACTATTCTTCCCATTCAACAAGAACAGTAGTAATATATGTGGAGAACTTTTCCCCATACTTTATAGCCTCCTCCTCCGTATCGAAGGTGCCACCTATATGGTATTGCTCCCTCTTATATACATTCACCCACGCGCGGTGTTTGACGGATGCCATCATGAGGTCGTCATCATATTCATCCACTGCGTACCCGTATTTAGTATACGTTCTGACAACCTCAGACTTTCCGTCGTGCGTTTCAATAGCAACCACTATCGGACATTCATCGTCGGCCTTCAGGTCGAACGCGAGAATCCTCGCCGGACGGCCGGCGCGCGTCATCACGGGGGCCCCGGCCTTGGCGGCCTCTAAATCGAAAGGTTTGAATTTATATTCCATATCTATTTCTTTATTAGATAAATAATCCTGTTCATAATCCACCGAGCCTGCATTTCCAGCCGGTAACGAAGACGCGGACGTCTCTCCAATACGGTAATCCCTTCCATATTAATTTCATTTTAAACCTGCGGAACCGCGGGGATTCGAACCCCGACCTCACCCCAAAAATCTACCGAAAAAGGTGCGTGCCCATTTACACTTCGGTTCCATTTCACCGCGGGCCTCTCGGATGACGGTGAAAAAATAATAACCTTCTTTTCTGACTATGGAACAAACGGTTTATCGTTCATTTCTCCAGTATCTTTTAAGTTCCTTGCCTGTGAAAACCTTCCTGCCTTATCGTTTAAGACATTCTCGTAACAACAACTATCCGTTGTCCGAGCCCCGACGTGTGTTTGCTCGTTGTATATCTCCGGTCTAAATTTTGCGAAACCAGATAACATGAAGTTTTTATCGTGGTGTACTTGCATTCGGAAAGGTTGAAAGCAACAGCCTGCCCCACTTCAAGCGCCCGTATCTGCCCCATCACATTGCCGCGAGTTATGTGTTCTTTGCTCATTCCCATATGTTTATTATATTTGTATATATACCTTTGATTACAGGGACAAAGATAAAGCATTGCTTTGAATTTTGCAAATAATTCGAGGCATTAATTTAAGACAAATAAAGCATCTCCGCTTATTATATATAATCCCGCACTAAGCGTATAACTATTTGGTATTTAATGTAAAAGCCCACGTAAAAAATGCCAGGTGACAAAAACGTGCCAAAATTTTCTCTAAAACCCCCGGCGGGGTGCACTATTTTTCTCTAAAAACCCCCGGCGGGGTGCACTATTTTTCTCTAAAAACCCCCGGCGGGGTACTGGTATCCCCGTAACGCTCTTTCATCAGCTGGAGAGCCTCTTCGATGAACGCACGGCGAGTGGGGATGGCGTGTTTTTTCATGAAATCCCGCAGCTCGGTTATTTCTTTCGGCTGAAGAAAAAAACTAATACTTGCTCCTCGAGGGCCGTCTATCGGTTTACGGCCGGCGCCGGGACGGTAGCCGCCCCGGCCGTCTTTCTTTTTTTTCTCGGTCATCGGCTATTCGCTTTTCGTAATCTTCTGCATCAACGCTACCGTGCCGCGGGCCGCACGAAGTGCGCTTATGAAGCGTTCCGCCCCCGCCTCGCCCTGTGCATCGACCATGCGCTCCCGCTGGGAGAGGGCCGTCCGCAGTACGTCGTCTATCGCGGCTATTTGTTCATCGTATCCGCCGCGACCGCCGCCGACCGCTTCCATTTCTCCGAAAATATATGCTCTTAGCGCTTTTTTCAACAGCGGCGGCACCCGATTCGGATGCGTCAGAGGCGTATGAAAATATTCGACAACCTCCAACACGACCGTCGTCGAATCCTCGAACGTCTTCGTGATGAAAGTTTTGCCTTCTGCCTGCAACGCTGCGATGTGTGCGTCCCGGCGGCTTTTCGGCAAAAGATAGCCACGGGCGATAAATCCGACCTCCTTGTCTGTACAGACAACGAAATCGTCGGTAAACCGAGCCGCCGGAGAACGGCGGCTGCGGTCGATGATGAATGCTGGATAATTTTTCGGCATAATATTAAAAATCTGTTGACGTCAACAACCTTTGATATTCTTCTTCTTCGTCCGAAGTGAGCGGATTTATTTCACGACATTGATGCAGCCAGAAAAGACGTGCGTCGTCCTCGCTCATTCTCGACCTCACATCTTGCGGCGCCGAGTATCTATTATTGAACAAATCGACAAAATAATTAGTAAATGCTTCGTTCCCTTCACGTCTGCGAAGTATCTGCCCCTGCTGCACTTCACGCGACGTCATCGTGCGGCAGATTGTCTGACCGTCGTTTGTGTGGAAGAATACGCGGCCGCTTTCCTGATTCTCGTTGATTAAACGAATGTCCGATGCTTTCATATCGTTGTCTGTTGTTTGATTGTCAAATTCTTTGTCGTTTTTAGATTCTTCGGCGGTTACCTCCTCCGCCTCGGCCGGTTCTGCGGCCTGCTCAGCCTCATTCTGTTCGGATGCCTCAATCTCTGCGTCGAGGGCGGCCATCTCCGCCTGCTCCCATTCGCGGTATTCGGCTATCTGCTCGTCCGTAACCTTCATCATGGCGAAGGCAACGCACCAGCGCTGTTTTTCGGAAAGGCAGATATTGTGATGAAGAGCCTTGTCGCAAATGTCGGTTACGAATCCCTGACCGTATTTTGCAACGATTTCGAGAATGCCGTTCGCCTCTATCGAGTATTCCCAGACAGTGCAGTTCCCTGGATAGTTTCTTGTCGGAATGCAGTCAATCAGATTGAAAATTGCGCGAACGTTGTTTTTTGCGCGAAGGTCAGAAAGATTGTCGTAGAAGTTTTTGAAAGTTTTCATATTGTTCTCGTTTTGAGCCCGGCGGCTTGGTTTTGGTTTTTAATTCACTACAAAGGTAGTAATTAATTTTGAAAATGCATATCTTTTTTTCAAAAAAAAAGATGCCTGCTGCTGCATTTTTTCGCTCATAATTATTGTCTTTATTTGTATTTTTGTAGTAAATAATAAGTTAAAACAATGGCAAAGTATTCTCCGGAGAAAATAGAAGAATGTGCCGCATGGGTACGCCAAAACGGGCTGTCTGAATACGGCGGAGGAACGCTCGCCGATATGTGCAGGTCGTGCGACATTAGTGCGACTACGTATTTTGACTGGATGGAAAAATCTGAATTTTCTGAAGCTATAAAAAAAGCGAAAAAGGAATACCGCGACGGATTGGAAAGACGAGTAGTGCGCTCTCTTGCCACAGCCGCTGAGGGTTTTGAATGGACGCAAATTGTTACACAAAAGACGGGAAACGGAGTGGTGAAACAAATAACCGAGAAGACGATGCGCGAAGCCCCCAATGTAGCCGCATGTATTTTCCTTCTGACAAATCTCGCCCCGGAAAAATGGAAGAACAAGCAATCGAGCGAATTGGCCGGCCGCATAGACATTAATCAGATAACAGGTATGAAAGTGATATGATGACAGTTTTTTGGATAATATTACCGTTCGCCGTAATCGGTCTGGGGGCCGTGTGCGGTATTATCGCTCCGATAATATATCGCCGTATCGTCGGTGGATGGGAGGCTCACTTATTCAAGCGCTGGAGACGTCTTGAAGCGAGATACAGACGGAAATATGGAACTGACGTTTGACACGCGCGGAAATGACAAGCAGAAAGAATGCGCTCGGCTATGGTGCGACAACTCCGTAACGGAAATACTTTACGGAGGCGCTAAAATGTGCGGAAAATCATATCTCGGATGTTCTTTGATATTTGGAGATGCGCTCACGTATCCTGAAACGTACTATTTTATTGCGCGGCAAAATCTCACCGACCTCGTGCGTTTTACAGTTCCGTCTATTCATGAAGTTCTGAATGCATGGGGGGTCGATTCTTCGCAGTATGTGACGTACAACGGGGCATATCACTATTTCGAGCTGTATAATGGTTCTCGCGTGTATTTGATTGAAGCAAGTTATAGGCCTTCCGACCCGCTGTACATGCGGTTCGGCTCGATGCAGATGACGCGCGGATGGATTGAAGAGGCTGGAGAATTTTGCAGGGCGGCCAAGTCCAACCTTATGGCTACTTTGGGACGCAAAAATAACGAACGTTACGACCTGTCAATAAAATTGTTACAAACATGCAATCCGTCGAATAACTATTTGTACAACGATTATTACAAGCCCTACCGCGACGGGACATTACCGTCGCACATCCGTTTCATCCAAGCGTTTATTTCAGACAATAAGACGGCTACGCAGGAATACATCGAAAATCTGCGACAAGCTCTTACCCCCGCAGAACGAGAGCGTCTGCTGTACGGACGTTGGGAGTTTGATACAGACGCGAGATTACTGGTAGATTATGACGCCGTATGCGACGCATTTACAAACGATTTCGTGAACGAGGGTGACCCATATATATCGGCAGACTTGGCCGGAGGCGGACGCGATACGTGCGTAATAGCTCTGTGGCATGGCGACGTCTGCCGCTTTCCGTTCGTGAAAAATAAGACGGGCGGAAAAGATATTGAAACAGCTATACAGAGAATTGCGACAGAAAATAACGTGCCCAGGTCGCACATAGTGGCTGACGCGGACGGTCTGGGATTTTTTCTTGAGAGCTATATGCGCGGCATAAAGGAGTTTCGCGGTGGTTCAAAAGCAATACATGACACATACGCTTCGCTCAAGGCCGAATGTGCATATAGATTGGCCGAAAAAATAAATAAACGTCAGATACGCATAGATTGCCCGCCCGAGTATGCCGAACGCATACGCACGGAGCTTATGCAGCTGAAAGCGGCTGACGTGAACACCGACAATAAGCGCGCTCTCATAAAAAAAGAGGAAATGAAACAGGCATTGGGGCATTCGCCGGATTTTTTAGACACATTAATTATGCGGCAGTTTTTCGACATACACGACAAAGCGGAGGGGGCTCGTTTCTCGCCGCTGCAAATACCTAAAAAAAGATGATTGGAAGCATAATATCATTTATCGGCGATTTTGCCAAAACGTGCAACGTCGGAGGCGGAGATGTGTATTTCGAGTGCGACAGTGCCGATTTGATTGCGGTTAAAATCGATACCGTACCGCGAACGAATGACGATGGGCACGCAAATTTCTTTATATATGTCGAACCGCCTGTCTACTCTAACTATATATTGCCGCGAAGCCGTATTCCTCATCAGCAAACTACAGTGCGTGTATATTTCTGCGGTTTTGTTGAGATGCACAGCACGTATGAAAAAGGAAGTACGGAATTTTCCGATAACGATATGACTACCCGTACGCGTCTTGCTGTGCAGGACACGATAGAGCGGCGGCTCGTCCGGCCATTTCTGCAGGCGCTGAAAAAATCGGACATGGCCGCACGATTTCCCGATTCGTTCGCAAATCTGCGTATTAACTACAGGGCGGAACCGCGGTTCGACGCGAACGAAATAAGCATTTATGTAGAATTTCAGTGGGAGGAGGGGCTGTGTGCCGAAGATTATGCGTAAAGTAGATATCCGAGGGGGACAGTTTACATACGGACAACGTATAGAACTCGGACGCATTTTGCAGAACGCGAAACTGTCTGAGTTCGCCAAAATGGAAGCGTGCATGAAATGCCTTGTGCCAAAATGGTCGTTCTTGAATATCCGTGAAAGCATTGCTTGGTGGCCGGAAGTTATAGACGGTTTGGCATACTGGATTAATCGTGAAAATAAAGAGCTTTATAAAGCCCCTACCACGGAAGAGAAAGCTGCAGGTATACTCGACATGCAGCGGAAAATCAGTTACATGGGAGTAATCACATCTCTCGCAAAAGAGTTCGCGACGGACCCAGACACGATACTGTCATGGAAATACGCGAAAGTATTCAATATACTTTATACCGATATGCAGCGGGCGATATTTCACGAGCGGCTGCATAAGAATCGCGAAGAAAAAGCTGCCCGTGCACGAAAAGCGAAAAGACGATGACAACAAGATTCGACAGCGAGCTTCTTCAGCACTTGGAAATGCTGAGGGATGACATAATAGAGGCTTCTCGCCGTGCCGGACAGCAGGCAAGTGGACGGACGTATTCAGAAACGACGGCAACGGTAGAGCGCACTGGGGATATTATCGAGGGAGCGATAAAGGCTCCCGGATATTTCCATACTCTCATCACGGGGCGGGGGCCCGGACGCGTCCCGGCCAACTTTACCGACATTATCGAAGAATGGGCAGCCGCCAAAGGTCTTTATTTTATAGATGCGCGAGATGCCAGACGTTTTGCCAATGCGGTAGCATGGAAAATACGCCGCGAAGGGTCGGAATTATACAGAAATCATCTATACGTGGATTTGGTCGACACGCCCGTAAAAAATTTTGAGGCGTGGCTTGAAACGGCATTAGAACAAGCGATGCAAATACTTATCAATGAAGCACTGTCCGTCCCTGCATCATCACAACACGGATATATATTATAGATTATGGCATACTGTCTGAAAAAACCGAAACCAATATGTTCAGCGTACGAGGAGACGGAACTCGTATTGCAAACTGACAAAGGACTGTATAAGTGGGCGCAAGCACATCAAAATGATACAGAAGGAGTTAATATTCTACCGTTAAAAACATCCAATGCAGATGTTGAAATGCCTGTGGGTAGCTCGGCTATGCCGGCCGGCCAACGTCAATTACCGACATTATTTTCAAGAATAGAATCGTCCGGACTTACCAGAATATCAGCAGGTGGAGTGAGCACCATAATACCGTTTACAATAGGGAAATATTACAGTCTTGGTATCAATAAATTAAGTATTAAAACGAGCACCACAAATAACAATTTTAACGGGGGACGCGTGGAATTGATAATAGACCAAACATTCGGTGATGCATTATGGACTTTAAACACAACGCCATCTCGCAACTTTGTCGATTATATAGAGCGAGCATATATCAATGCTAATCAATTATCTACCGTGGGATATCCGGACATGCAAGCTGCTTTATGTACACAATTTATTGTTCAAAATCCATTTAAAGATGTAACCGAAGCATGGACAGGCCCTGGACTAACTGCATGGTTTAATTTCAGACATTGTATTGGTGTTCCTCAATCTTTTGACTGCACAAACAGACCTTTAGGGTACGTTGAAGTATCACAAATTATGCGCAATAGTAATTCGTTGGGAATAGAATTAGTGTTTAATATAGACAATATTGCAAATGATGATTTAGTACATCCTTTAGTAATTTATGCAGACGAACTGTCGCAACCAGTTGACGTAATAGGTTTTAAAAATGGCAAATTAGTACGACTCCAAGATTCATCTACTACTATTGACGTTGTTTTAAAAACACTAAATCATATTGTTATTTGGACAGACACAGCCGCCGTTACATCAGGAGGCACTGGAATTATGCGTATCGATTTTAACGGAACCACTATTTATAATGGGGATGTTAGTTATAATGTTTATAGTAATATTAAAAATATATGGTTAGGTGGCACCGCTGACGGTAGTTTATACATGGGCGGTCATATTTATTATGTGCGTACTTTGAATACGATTTGGAACATAACCTATGTGCAGAGAAACATGTATAACGATGGTAAAATGCTCGATACGATAATTCCTTATGCACTAACATCCCGATTTGAGGTAAGAGATATTTATAGATACGGTTATACGGGAGATTTTCAGCCATGGTTCTATTCCGGTGAAACGACAATGCGCTCATCTGTGTCTGACGATTCGATGCAAGCGATTCTTTATCCATACGACAATTCTTTTTTAGTAGATTACAAAACGCCGGAAAGTCCCGGCGCCTCACCAAACGGATTCCTGTTAATGTCGGTCACGGCTGGCAAAATAATGATAAATACCGGAAATGATTATTTGCCGTATCTTCCATCGCCTGCTGATTTGCTCGATTCATTATCGCCTACAGACACGACATTACCGACAATTACGGTGAATGTTGAACAATCTGATGAAAGTACTCATACTGTGGTTTTATCTTCAGAACCGGACAAGGACGGCAAGATAAAATATGATTTAGGATGGATATTTAAATCATCGTTTTTCAACATACGTTCCGGATATTCTGACAACAATTTATACGGGAATTACACTGTTAACAACATTCCTGGGGAAGATACAGCACAAGAAAATGCAAGAAGATTATTCATGCGCCACATATCTCAGTATGGACATATTAGCGATATGCAAACAGAAAATGCAGCAATGCTTATGTCTCCTGCATGTTGGGTATGGTATGAAGGATATCCGCTCGACATGGTTATAAATACAAATACGTTTTCTAGAGGTCCATATCTATATGGGAAAACGTTTAATAGTGCATATAAAGCTCAGCAGATTCCTGTAGGGGTAAGTATTGTAAATTTTACAGATACTGAAAGTTGGGAACTTAGAAACTCGTATATTTCATTCCAATATTTTACACCAAAATATCATTGCCGATTAGGATGTATTCCAGATAACCCTTTTTATATAAGATGGATAAATGAAAAAGGAGGATACGATTTCTGGATGTTCAAGTCATATCCATCGGACGAACAGGAGATTGAAGATATCATAAATACCCTACCCTATCCTTCCGACCAATACCGCATATGGCATCGCGCAAGTGCCATAGGTCGCAAGCGTATAACGGTAGGCGACGGATTGTTAACACGCGAAGAATTTGAGTGCTTGAAATTCATACCCCGCTCCCCTCTCGTTGAATGGTACGACGAAAGCGTCGGCAAATGGCAGACGGTCGTATTCGAAGATTCGATTTCCGTAACATGGAATAGCCGCTCAGGACTTGGGGATATAGAATACACATTTACGCTACCGCCAATCAAATTACAGCAGCTATGAAATGGGATGTAAAAATACGACATACAGAGGCGGAAGAATGGATATCGCTCGAATTGGGCGATGAAAATCCGTACATCACACTGCAGGCGTTCGACGTATCCGAACCGA